TGGCTTCGCATAATGACGATGGGATTACGTTAGCGAAGCCGCCCAGGGGGCGAGTCCAGCGCCTGGACAATGCGCAGCCCAGGCGCTGGATTTACACGTAATCCCCATTATGCGATGCGACCCGGGTTTTTCGTTACCGCGAGCGCCTGGAGCTTGCTGGTCTCCCCACGGACTACTAGCCCCTCCGATCTGTCCCCGTCAGGTGCCGCCGCACCGGCTCGTCGCGACTTGTCGCGTCGAACGGAGCGCCGGGCGAAGCGAACGCTTGACGTTGCACCCCCTGAAACAGCCTCCGGTCATAGGGTAGGGGGAAGCTTTTCTCCCCCTGCCCTCTGACCCTCTGGCGAAGAGCGGGATAGTAAGGGCAGCGCCCTTACGACCTTCTGGTGGGCGAGGGCGGCGGGGCTGAAAAGTCGGGTATAGGTGATACCCGACTTTTGTCTCATTTTGAGACTACCCCTCGTGCTTGAGGGCCTCGACTTCATAGCTCATTAGCAGGCCCCGAATTGCCACTTTGGCTTGGGTTTTCAGGTCTGGTGGAAGCACTTCGAACCTCTTGAATAGGGCTCGTAGCTCGTCAGCAACTTGGCGCTCGCTCTCTTCGAACACAAGTTCATCAGCTGATACCCCGAGGGTTCGTGCGATGGCTCCTATCCGGTCGCCGGGTGGTGGCTGTTTGCCATGCTCATAGTTCTTGTATGTGGACAGGGGAATGCCTGCCATTTCAGCGACTTGCTCTTGCCTCAGGCCCTTGCGCTCTCTGGCTTTCCGTATGTTCTCGCCTATCGCCATGGTTACGTCACTCATCGCTGACTCATCGTGCATCGATCCTATCTCCCAGTGAAAAGTGCCGGATCATATCTCAACCCTGTAAAGCCAAGATGCTGTTGACTGCCCGAGGCAAGATTCTGTACTTTTGCGGCTCATATATGCGTCTTGACAGGTTTCTAGGGATGATCGACTGGATCGCGGCCATGATCGAACTGCACCACGCGCCTTTGAGCAGTGGGGCGGTGGTCTGCATCGAGGCTGACGGCACGGTTGCCTGGGAAACTCCGCGCAAGATGCTGGTCCGTGGCTCCCATGACTCGACAATCCATATTCGGAGCGTAGGCGGGGACGGGCAGGGCAACGCGACTCATCTGTACATCGACGGCAACCCAAGCAAGTGGTTGCAAGGACATAACCTTGTTGGTTCCTGTGATCTCGTTGCCCTCGTCTGGGATGCTTTTCAACGCCTCTGCGCCCTGGTGGGCCTTGAGCCGACTGACTTTGAGCGTCAGAAGGTCAGGGCAGGGCAGTACCGCGTCACTCGCGTCGATTACAACCGAATGTTCGAACTTCCAAGCCGGGCCGATGTTCGAGCCTGGCTGCGTGCGGGCGAGTTCAAATGTAAGTCTCGTCATGGTCGCCCGGTAAACAATCGCGGGACTCTAACTTTCGGCAAAGGCTCAAGTCATTGGTCGATTGTTTGTTATTGCAAGGCCGATGAAATAACTTCCGGTGGTTCGCATAAGTTGCCAGAAGAATTCCATCAGTATCCTGAAATCTATCAGTGGATAGATAACAAGCTCCGCGTTGAACTTCGGTTGCGCTCAAAGAAACTCAAGGCGCTGAACCTTGAATATGCCTCTCAACTCACCCCCACGGTTCTTTGGAAGCTCTACCGTGATTTCATTGGGGAACTGGATATGTCAGAGCAAATAGAACTTAATTCAGAGCAAATGATGAAAATCCCGAGCAAGGTTCTCGGCACTTACATGCTCTGGAAGCAGGGGCATGACATTTCAAACTTGGTAGCGAAGGCTACTTATTATCGCCATCGTCAAGTTCTTCTTGGGTATGGCATAGATATCAATATCCGCTGTGATCGCCGCGACGATAGCAATGTTGTGCCGATGATTCGGATTCTTGAGGCTAAGCCTGCGGCCATTCCGAGCTTCTTCTTTGAAAGGGGGCTGATTCATAGATCGGCCCGTCAGGTGGCTGTATGAAGTCTGGCTTCGACTTTTATTTCGGCGGTCGAGTTAGCTCCCGCCAGGAAATGCAACAGCGCCTGCGCAATCTCAGAACTGAGGGCAGCGTTATGGATGATCTGGAGAAAGTTCTTTCGTCCAGAACTCCGGCTGAACAAGTCCAGGCCGCTGAGGATTTCAATAAGGCGAATCGTTCTAAGTTGATTAGCAACAAGAAAGGCACTCTTTATTTGGGGGATGTATTCGAATGAGTGAATCCCAGTTCCAGAAACTTCGCTCCGAAGTTGAACGGGTCATAAGCGCCCAGCTTTGGAATGAAAGTTACGGCAAAGTTCAGGCTGTCACGAACTCAGTAATGTCTATCTTTGCCGGCACGCTCACTACTAAACCGACAGCCGGAGAAACCAACAATGGCTAATGCACTGACTATCCGTATTGAAACTACTGGCGTTGTTCGCTCGGGTAATTCCAAAGCTGGCAATGAGTACCATATGTGTGAAGCCTTCGGGCATTTGCCGGGTATTCCTTATCCACAGCGCTTCGAATATTACGCAGCTAAGCAGAATGAAATTCTGCCTGCTGGTCATTATGAGTGCGACATTACTTGCCGCGTGAAAGATGACCGACTGTGGTTCGAAGTTGATCCGCGCCAAGCTCGCCGCGTTGCGTCTCCGGCTGCCGCAAAGGCGCCTGTTCAAGCCGCTGGTTAATAGGAGGTCGTCATGTGGCGGTATCTCTCAATGTTCGCTGTAGGGCTCGCTACGGGGTATTTGTGGGGATGGGCTGACACTATGGCGGCGGTACTGGCATGAATTTTTTGGGCTGTGACGGTGTTTGGCTGGCCAGGGAAGATGGTTCAACTATCTGCCAGGGTCAAATGAAGACTTTTACGGTCCAGGAAATGCGGGAGTTCCTGACTCCTGCAATGACAATTGCGCAGAAGGCTCAAATTACCGGCGGGCTGTTGACGTTGTTTGTCGCGGTCTGGGTGTTTAAGAAGATGCGCACATCAATTCCACACTAATGGAGTAAGTTCAATGAAACAACTGAAACAACTGTTCTCCCTGGGCAAGCGTGAAGCCGTTATCGGTGGCTCGTTGCTGATGACGTCCGGCCTCTCGATGGCCGCTGAGGGCGATATCGACACCACCAAGGCCCTGGCCTATATCGCGGGCGGCCTGACTGCTGCGGCGGCTGTGACCGGTGCCATGTTCGGCCTGGTCGCCCTGATCGGCGCCGCCAAGAAAGCCCAGCGCGCAGGGACCTAATCGACCCTCAGTCAAGCCGGTGGCGGTCAGTCCGCCCCGGCTTTTTTATTGCCCGGAGAAAGGATAAATGAGGATTAATAAATGTATATCAGCCCTGAAGATATCGCTTTTTATGGCGTGCTTATTGCCCTCGCTATTCTTTGCTCAGGGCGCTAGGGCTGAATATTATTATTGGTATCTTAGCGCTTTATCGAGGCAAGTTTCGTCGCCTTCGGCTGGATGTGATCTTTATTTCAGCAGTATTTCCGACAAGTCTGGCCTGTCTTTTGCTATGGAGCCTTCCCCGAATGACCCTGGCAAAACTTTTTATTGCGTTGCGAGGGCCGTATCTACTGGGCGGGCGATATGGACTACTGATGTTTATTTGAAGGGCGACAGGTGTCCCGAAGGGCAATCTCTCGATTTAAAAGATGGCATGTGCAAGCCTCCGCCTCCTGAGTGCGAATCTGGAGTGCCGAACTTGTTCAGGAGTTCAAACTATCCAATTATCGTCATTAATGGAAAGAACACAGTTCCTAGTTCTCCACCTTCTGGCTGTTTGAATGGGTGCGCTTATGAGGCTGATAGTTCTCGGCCAACATCTTGTTATCGCACTCCAGGCTCCACAACTGAGGGGTTCTGCAACTACACGCTCAAGAGCAACGGTCAGAACTGCTCGGCAGATTCCGGCAACCTGGGCGGCACCGGTCCTTCGCTCAGTGAACCGAATCAGCCGCCAGTGACCGACCCGCCTTCGGACCCGAATGACCCGGGCTGTCCGAAGGGCTACAGCTGGTCAGGCACCACGTGCGTGAAGACGCCGACCGATCCCACAGACCCGACCGACCCGAAAGACCCTGGTGGTGATGGCGGTGGAACTGGTGGTGGCGATGGTGGCGGTACAGGCGGTACAGGCGGTGGCGGTGATGGCGGAACGGGCGGCGGTGACGGTGGTACCGGTGGGGGAGACGGAAACGGTGGAACTGGCGGCGGTGATGGCGATGGCGGCGGTACGGGTGGCGGTGGTGATGGCGGGGGAGACGGGCAGTGCGATCCGGCAAAGGACCCGAACAAATGCGGCAGCGGCTCATCGATCTCCGGCGACGGCGACTGCAAGGTGGCGATCCAGTGCAACGGCGACGCAATCCAGTGCGCCATCGTTCGCCAGGAAAAGGCCTCCCGCTGCGCGGATGAAGAGTTCCGCACGGTCGATGACAAGAAGATTCAGGACCTGAAGAACACGCTGGCCGGCGAGTTTTCCGGGCCTGAGTACGAACCCATCAAGGCCACTGGCGAGAACACCCATGACCTGTCGAGACTGCTTGACACCAGCGGGCGTTTCTCCAAGGCCTGCCCGGTTATTCCTGACTTCTCGTTCCCCTGGTTCGGCAGTACTCAGACGGTGTCGCTCAGTAGCGTGTCGTCCGATCTGTGCACGTATCTCCAGTGGTTCGGGTATCTGCTGGTCGCGTTCGCCATGCGCGCCGCGGCTGAAATCATTGCGCGAGGGTTGAACTGATGCCGTTACTGATCGGGGTACTACTGCGGGCCATCGGCTGGTCGCTGATCCCGCTGGGTTGGAAGCTGCTGCGCGGCTTGGGGTTCACTGCTGTTGCCTTCGTCGGCGTCAAAGCGGTGATGGATCAGGCCAAGGACTACGTGTTCAGCAGTCTCGGCGGCGTGCCTGCGCAGTGGCTCCAGGTCCTGGGGCTTCTGCAAGTTGACGTGTGTATCAACATCCTGTTCTCCGCGTACATCGCCCGCGCCGTGCTGTGGGGTATGGACAAGTCTGGCGGCAAGTCTGGCATGCGCTGGACCGGGCCGAAGTAAGCGAGGAGGGGACTAACATGCTCTATCTGCGCACCGGTCTGCCAGGCGCTGGCAAGACCCTGAACGCGATTCGGGAAATCGACATTGAACATCAGCCGGACCCGGACGACCCGACAAAGCGGTTGCACAAGGACCCGGACAATCCGGACCTGCCGCCCAGGACGATCTATTTCTACGGCATTCCGGATATGAAGCTGGATCGGCTCAAGTCGAAGTGGGTCGAGTTCGATACGCCCGAAGAGTGGTACAACCTGCCTGATGGCTCGGTGATCGTGATCGACGAAGCCCAGCGGGTGTTCGGCAACGATGGCACCAGGGCGCGCCCGGAGAAGGTCACGCGCTTCGAAACGCACCGGCACCAGGGCCTGGACATTCACCTCATCACCCAGCATCCCAGCTTGTTGTGCACGCCCGTGCGCAAGCTGGTCGGCAAGCACATCAACTTCATTCGGCCCTATGGCCGGGAGAAAGGCATCTTCCGGCATGAGTATGAGTTCTGCATCGACAATCCGGAGCGGCGCAGCAACTTCAAGCAGGCCCAGGAAGAACGGGTCACGTTGGATAAGGCGTATTTCGGCGTCTACAAGTCGTCGACGGTGCACACGCACAAGCCGATCACGCCCAGCTACATGAAGAAAATCCCGCTGATCATCGTGCTTATGCTGATCCCGATCGGTGTGCTTGTTGGGCTTGTCGTGACCGCGATGCGACAGGGGGATGAGGAGAAAGAAGCGGCTCTGGCGAGGAGTCAGGCGGCTGAGGTGTCAGCGGGTGTTCTGCCGGGCGCTGGGAATGCTGTTCAGGCAGCCCCCAGGGCCTCCAGCGGGTCGAAATCGACCGATGAGTTCATCGGTGATATGTCGCCCAGGGTGCCCGATCTGGTGGCCTCGGCGCCGCGCTATGACGATCTGAACAAGCCCAGGGATTTCCCTCGGCCGGTGTGTGCGGCCAGCTCGGATCCGAACTTGATCGGCAAGGCTCCTGAGCGGCGAATTCCGATGGGCACGTACAATGGCCGGGTGATGGTCTGCCAGTGCTACACGCAACAGGTCACGCGGATGCACACGACGTTCGAGTTCTGCATGGACGTTGTGAACAACGGCTATTTCGACGACACGCGGATGCCACCGACTTATGCCAGCGGCAACAGCACGCGAGGCTTGATCACCAGTCCGTCGGTTGACCCGGCGACGGCGATTGAGCGAGGGCGCGCAGCGACATCGCCGACGCCGGGGGATGCGTTCTCGACACGAGTAACCATCGTGCCGGATAGCAGCAGGACGCCCAGGACGCTATGAGCGATGTG